TCCATTTAAAAATGAAACAGAATTATATAACGGTTCAACTTGGACAGAATTAAATAATTTAAATACAACTAGAACTTCTTTAGAAGGAGCAGGAGATTCAACTGCTGCATTAGGTTTTGGAGGATATAATATACCATTTATTGGAGCAACAGAATCTTGGAATGGAACTAGTTGGACAACAGTTCCAGCGACATTAAACACCGCAAGAGGTAGTGGAGGAGGAGCTGGTGCTCAAACTTCAGCTATTTTTTTTGGTGGTATAGCTCCACCACCATCAGCATATACTTTTAGAGCTGAAACTGAGCTTTACAATGGAACTAGTTGGACAGAAGTAAACAATTTAAACACTACAAGATATATTTTAGGATCTGCTAAAAATAATGCAGATAATACATCTGCTTTAGGTTATGGAGGAGATACAGGAGCTCCTAATGCAGTGGCAAATACAGAGTCTTGGAATGGAACTAGTTGGACAGAAGTAGCGGATTTAAATACCGCAAGAAATAATTTAGGTGGTGGAGGAAGTGTAACTTCAGCTTTAGGTATAGGCGGGACAATACCTGGTGTAAGTCCAAGAACAGGTGCAACTGAAATTTATAATGGAACTTCTTGGTCAGAACAAGGTGATTTAAATACTGCAAGAAATCAAATGTCTGGCACAGGAGCAAATAATACTGCTGGATTAGCAGCAGGTGGAGAACTTGCTTCAGGTTCCCCTGCAGCAACAGCAGCAACAGAAGAATTTACAGGAGCAGGTGCTCCAGTAACTGTTACTTTTACAGACAGTTAAGCCTTGTAATATATTCTAATTAGTATATATATTTCATAAACATAAAGGATTATAGATGAGCGATAAAAAAGACGTAAAAGATATTATTCAAAAAGAAGAAATTCATTTAAATAATTTATTAGAGCCACAAGATTTAACCGACTTTAAAGGTATGGTTGATGAGTTAAGAGATACCTGGACTAAAAAACAAATGTTTCGAACAGAAACTGAAGCAAGATTTTCGGTACTACAGGATAATAGATATCCAACTAAAGCTTCAAAATATTGGCAGTGTGTTCGAGAACAATCATCATACTTAGATAACTTGATGACGTTATCTTTTGATTACAGAAGAAATGAAGCAAAAATTACTTGGTTAGAAAAGAAAATTGATAAAGAAGAAGATGAATATAAAAGAACTAAATATGAAATAGATTTAGATGAATGTAGATTTGCTAAAGCATCTATGGAAAAAGTTGCAAAACATAGAATGCGAGAAATCAAAATGTGGTCTAAATTGAAAAAAGAATTTAATGATGGATCATTTAATGATAAAGATGTAAACCAACATCAATTAGAATCTTATGGATTACAGTATTTTGAAAAAGCTAAAACATTAACTGAGAACTCATCTGAGTCTGAGAAGTTTAATATCTTAGGTCAATTACAATCGTTGCAAAGAATTAAGAAATCTGGTGAATTAGAAAGTAGTTATAAAGAGCAAGAGCAACTAACTCAGGATGATAAGAAAAAAACGTAAATTATTTTTTCTTGTAGCACTACCTAGATCTGGAAATACATTACTAGCATCAATCTTAAATCAAAATCCAGACATAGCTGCAACTGCTAATTCGATGACATTAGAAATAATGAAAGAATTATTTCTATTAAAAGAAACCGATGTATTTAAAAATTATCCAGATCATAAATCATTAGACAATGTATTAAACACGGTATTTGATAATTACTATAAAGACTGGCCTCAAAGAATTATTGTAGATAGAGGCCCTGTGACGACACCTGGTAATTTTAATTTAATGCAAAAACATTTTGGCAATCGTTTTAAAGTAATTGTATTAGTTAGAAATTTAATAGATGTACTAGCCTCTTTTGTTAAATGGTTTGAAAATGAACCGACTGCATATCCAAATAAATTTGGTAAAAATATAGAAGAAAAATTATGGGCTTTAATGCAGGATAATGGATCTATTGCTAAAGAATTAATAGCGATACAAAATGCATTTAATTATAAAGAGTTATGTCATTTTATTAAGTATGATGATTTAGTTAAAAACCCACAACAAACTATTACTAATTTATACCAGTTTTTAGATGAGCCTTTATATCCACATCAGTTTTCAAACTTGAAACAATTTCAATTAAATGGTATAGGCTATGACGATAAAGAGCTTGGAAATAATTTACATATGATACGAACAGAGGTGAGAAAGGAAGACAATCCTTATAAGTCTATGATACCAAAAAGTATAGTAGATGCATATGGACATATTACATTCTAATGAATTTTGATTTTGTATTTCTAGGTCAATCAGTATTAAAGTATCAGGTACCTTTAAATATATTTCATTCAATCAATCATATTTATGAAAGTAATTTTCATAACTTACATCCTGCTAATAAACAGTTAGTTGGGAAGATACAAAATGAACATTCATTGTTTTATCAAGGCCAGGATGAATCAAAAGTAAAAAGACATAATATATTACCTAGAGATGTGACTAATTATTTCTTAGAGACCTTTAAACATTATTTAGCATTTAATAAAATAAAAGATTATGAATTACACCTTAATTCTATTTGGGTTAATGAAATGAAACAGCACGAGTATAATCCTACACACATTCATCGAGGAACATTGTTTACAGGTCTATCCTCAGTAATGGTTTTAAAATTACCATCTACATATGGAATAGAATATTCTAATGACCAAGTTCCACAAAACGGAAGACTTCAAATACTAGGTGCAGCTAATGGTCAGTTTGCAAAAATAGATTATCAGCCACCAATGGAGTTAAGAGATTTTTATGTATTTCCATATGATATGAGACACTGTGTATATCCATTCAATGGAACAAATGAAACAAGAAGAACGTTAGCTGCAAACTGTGATGTGCAATTTGATCCAATTAAAAACAGAGGAGCAATATGATAATTACGGAACCAAAATGGAAATCGTATGTTGTTGAAACAACAGGGCCAATATTTACACCTGAACAATGTAAAATGATTATTGAAGCAGGAAGATCAGAGCCTAAACAAACTGGACAAATAGGTGGTGGATCTGGTGGTACGGTTGATACTAAAACTAGAACTTCACATATTAGTTGGATTCCATTTAAGAAAATGTTGGATATGTATAAAGACATAGAAAAATTAATGCAGAAAACAAATAGAAATCATTTTGGATTTGATAATATGCAAATGACAGAAGTCGCACAATATACAGAATATCCTGAAGGTGGATTTTATGATTGGCATATAGATTCAGATATTAATTGTTCACACGAACCCCCAGTAAGAAAAATATCTATGACTTGTTTATTGTCCCCTGAGTCGGAATTTGAAGGTGGTGATTTAGAAGTTATCTCAGAAGGTAAAGTTGCAAAACTAAAACAAGGTCAAATTGTTTTCTTTGCATCATTTTTAAGACATAGAGTAAAACCAGTTATTAAAGGAAATAGAAAATCACTCGTAATGTGGTTTGGAGGTACACCATTTAAATAATGTTTAGAGAACTTCATTTTCCAACACCGATTTATATTGCGGATATAAAACATCCAACTTTAAATAAAGATTTGGAAAGAGATATTATGGCTTGGATGAATCAAGATAAAGGTGTAACTAGAACTAATGTAAAAGGTTGGCACTCAACAACAGATATGCACCTAAGACCAGAATATAAAAACTTAGTAGATATGTTATATGAAGCTCAAAGAACCATTTACGATCAAGAACATTTAGCAAGTGAGCCTTTTTTAGGTAATATGTGGGCCAACGTAAATCCTCCTGGAGGAATGAATAGAGCGCATCAACATCCAAACTCATTATGGTCTGGTGTCTATTATGTAAAAGCTCCAAAGAATTGTGGACATTTAAAAGTAGATGATCCAAGATCTTCAGCTTCTATGATACGACCAAAACAAAAACCAGGACAACTACCACCAAGACTCTATAGAGACACGCATTATGAACCTATAGATGGACGATTGATTATGTTTCCATCTTGGTTAATGCATTGTGTAGATCCTAATGAATCGAATGAAATTAGAATATCAGTATCATTTAACTTTTTACAGAAAGGTATGTTTGTATGATTGAAGATAGAAAACAATTTGGACAATTATTAAAAGATAAACAATTAAATGGTTATGGTGTAGAGCTTGGAGTTGCTACAGGACATTTTTCAAATCACATATTAAATACATCATCATTAAAAGTTTTATTTTCAATTGATAGATGGAATGATCATCATACCTATCAAGAGTATGTAAGAGCAGCTAGTATGTTAAGTCAACATCGAGAAAGAAGTGTCATTTTAAAAATGCCTTTTGAAGAAGCAATACATTTATTTAAAGATGAAATATTTGATTTTATATACATAGATGGTTATGCACACACAGGACAAGATGATGGTCGTACCTTAAATGAATGGTGGCCTAAAGTTAAAAAAGGTGGTATATTTGCAGGACACGATTATTCAGTTCAAAGCTGGCCAAAAACTGTAGAACAAGTAGATAAGTTTGCAGCTAGTAATAATTTAAAATTAGAATTTACAAAAGAAAATTTTGCATCGTGGTATTGTATAAAATGAAAGTTCATAAAGATCAAATCGTATTCAGAGAAAAGCATTTACAAACAGAGCAAGGAAGAATGCTTCAAACTAGAAATGAAAAGTGGAAAAAATTAAAAGCAGATATTGAAAAGAATGGAATTATCAATCCTTTAATATGTACTGAAAAAGATGGTAAATATAGATTGTGTATGGGTATGAGAAGATTTATTGCAGGTTGTATATTGGGTATAGAAGAGTATAAAATAGAAATTGTGCCTGATGAAGAAGTTGATACATTAATGAATGCAACCAGTAAATATATAACTAAACATAAAGATGGAACGGATTTATCATTATGACATTTCAACAACAAAAATATCAAGTCATTAAAAACGCAGCTAGTTATGAACTTGCTAATTTTATTTTAAATTACTTTTTACTTAAAAGAGATGCTGTGCATTTTATGTACAAAAATAATATACACTCTCAATCTCCAATATTAGGAACTTGGTCTGATTATCAAATACCAAATACTTTTTCTTGTTATGGTGATTTTGTAATGGATACATTATTAGTTAAGATGTTACCGGTTATGAAACAACATACTAATTTAGATTTAATTCCAACATACTCTTATGCAAGAGCATATAAAAGAGGAGATAAATTAAGAAGACATAAAGATAGACCAAGTTGCGAGATATCTTGTACCTTAAACTTAGGTGGAGATCCGTGGCCAATATTTATAGATGGTACTGGTGCAGATTCAGTTATTGATGAATATAAAGAAATACATAAACCAGACGCTCCAAAAGGAACTGAAGTATTACTTGATGTTGGAGATATGTTAGTGTATTCTGGTTGCGAATTAGAGCATTGGCGAGAACCATTTGAAGGTAATGTATGTGGACAGGTATTCTTGCATTATAACCATGTAAATGGGCCATTTGCTGAAAAGAATAAGTTTGATGGAAGACCTTTACTTGGGCTTCCTTCTTTTGTAAAATAGTCTAGTTATATACTCAAACACATATTTATTGTAAAATAAGCTTATGGCTTTAACTAAAATACCATTTCAACCTGGTTTTAATAAACAAATCACAGATACCCAAGCTGAAAATGTATGGGTTAATGGAGATAATGTACGTTTTAGATATGGACAACCTGAAAAAATAGGAGGTTGGCTACAAGTAAATGCAGAAACTTTAATAGGTGTTGCACGAGCACAACACGTTTTTAACGATTTAGATGGTCGTAAGTATGCAGCAATTGGAACTAATAGATGTTTATATATTTATTATTCTGGTGATTTTTATGATATTACACCGATTGATCCAGATCGACAACAAACTGGTGCAGATATAACAACTACAAATGGTTCAACAACAGTTACTATTACAACAACAGGAGCACATAATTTAGAAATTGGGGACATTGTTACATTTGAAAATGCAGGTTCATTTACTGGGGGTCAAACAGATTACACAGCAACTGACTTTGATGATGTTTTGTTTGAAGTACAAAGTATACCCACTTCTAGTACTTTTACTATTCAAATGCCGACTGCTGAAACAGGAACAGGTGCAACTAATGATGGTACACTAGATCCTTTACCTTATGTTGATATTGGTGGACTTAATCAAACTTTAGGTTTTGGTTGGGGTGCAGGTCGATGGGGACAATCGACTTGGGGAACTGCAAGACAAAGTTCTAATACTAATATTGATCCTGGTTTTTGGTCTTTAGATAACTTTGGTCAAATACTTATTGCAACTGTTCATAATGGTAGAAGTTTTAAATGGAGCCCTCTTACAGTAAGTGGGACTGCACTAAATACAAGAGCTGTTAGTATTCCTAATAATCCAACTAAATCTGTTATGACAATTGTATCAGACAGAGATAGACACCTTATTCATTTAGGAACTGAAACAACAATAGGAAATCCTGCAACACAAGATAAAATGTTTATACGGTTTTCTGATCAAGAAGATATAGAGGATTATCAACCAACTTCAGTAAATACTGCAGGTACATTTAGAATTGACTCTGGTTCAGATATTAGAGGTGCTGCAAAAGGTAAGGACTATACCTTTATTGGTACAGATACTGCAGCATATATTATGCAGTTTGTTGGTCCACCATTTACATTCTCTATTAGACAGATAGGTTCTAACTGTGGAGTCATTGGACAAAACGCAATGGTGTTTGTAGATACAACTGTTTATTGGATGTCTGATGAAGGAGGGTTTTTTGTCTACGATGGTTCCGTTAAAAAAATGCCATGCCTTGTAGAGGACTTTGTATTTAAAACAACAGGAGACAATCCTGGATTAAACTTTAACGCTAGTCAACAAGTATATGCAGCACACAATAGTTTATTTAATGAAATCATTTGGTTTTATCCAGATGCATCTAATCAATTTTCAAATAGAATGGTTGTGTATAATTATCAAGAGGGAACATGGACAACGGGCACACTTGCAAGAACTTCATACACCGATAAATCTGTATTTGATAAACCTTATGCTACAAAATTTGTTGAAAATGCAGCACCATCATTTCCTGTAGTTAATGGTATTACATCAAGTCAAGGTAGAACACTTTACTACGAACATGAAACAGGAGTTAATGAAGTCGATGCTAGTGGTAATAAAACAGCCATAGCAGCATTTATCGAATCTGGAGATTTTGATTTAGATGCACAAGGAGATGGAGAATTTTTCATGAAGATTAGAAGATTTATACCTGACTTTAAAGTTTTAAATGGTAATGCTAAAATTACTTTAGATTTAAGAGATTATCCTAGTAATACGGCTAGTTCTTCACCATTAGGACCATTTACTATAACATCAAGTACAGATAAAATAGACACACGTGCAAGAGCAAGACTTGCAGCACTTAAAATAGAAAATGATTCAACAGATGAAAACTGGAGATTAGGTTTATTTAGAGTAGACATACAACCAGATGGTAGAAGATAATGGCAAAAATAACAGTATATATCCCAGAACCTAAAGAACAGTATGAAGTTACTAACCAAAGACAAATTACTGCATCTTTAGAAACATTGAAGAACCAATTAAACTTTGCATTTCAAGAAGAACTAAAACAAGAAGTAGAGAGATTTACTTGGTTTAATACAAGGTACGGTTGCTAATGAGTTGTTTTAATGTAAATAGAGAACTACCTTTTGGTTTAGATGTTGCAGCAGGTAAGATACCTGGTGTTAATGCTCTTTATAAATTTGGAGATAATGCTGCAATTACTAATGTAGAAGAAACTATTTGGACACAAGGTGGAATTTATGTTTACCCAACTTCAGCGGAAGCAGCTTATATAAGTTCAACTGATGCAAATGATACTAGTGCTGGAACAGGTGCAAGAACTGTTAAAGTATTTGGACTAAATGCTAGTTGGGAATTACAAGAAGAAACAGTAACTTTAAATGGTCAAACTCAAGTAAGAATAGGAGCTAGTTTAACTTGGATAAGAATATTCAGAGCTTTTGTAGTAACTGTAGGTTCAGGTGGAACTGCTGCAGGGGATATTTACATTGGTCAAACAGGTGCATCAGGTGGAGTACCTACTGGTAATATTTATGCAAATTTAAATGAAAGTAATCAAACACAATTAGCTTTATGGACAGTACCTGCTGGATATACTTTTTATATGGATAAATTAATATTTAGTGTAGCCTTATCTTCTGCTAATAATTACGCAACGGTAAAATTAAATGTTAGACCAGATGCTGATTTAGCAACTTCACTATTTAGAACAACAGTTATTCAAACAGTTCAATCAAATCAATTAACTTTAGATTTTGATTATCCAATTGTGTTTACAGAAAAAACAGATTTACAATGTAGAGCAGTTACATCTTCTGCATCAGCAACAGCAGGGGTATCTGCATCATTTGAAGGATTATATATATTAAATGGCTAACATATATAAAAACGCATTCTTTGCAGGAACTACTACTGCAGCTGTTACCGTATACACAGCACCGGCCAACGGTAGAGGTATAGTTCAGAACATACAAGTCACTAATCAAGGTGGAAGTAAAATAGTACAAGCAAAGATAAACGATAGCTCTAATTCTAATACTTCTAATTTAATTGCATATGCCTCTATTACTGGGCCTACTATTTGTAATATAGCTAAAGGACCTATTATATTAGAAGAGAACGACTCATTGACTTTAGAAACAAATAATACTATTAATGTAAAAGCAGTATGTTCAATATTAGAAATTTCTAGAGAAGATCAAAATGGCTAAACAAAAGTTTACGCATTACGTACCAAGACCAAAACCTAGAAAACGACCTCGAAAACATATAAAGAGTCCTAATAAAAAAAAGAAGTTGCAACATAATAAAAAATATAATAGACAAGGAAGAGGATGAGCGATTTAATTAAAATACCTGCTGAAGCAAAAGAAATTATAAAGCATAAAAGAACTGGTAAAGTATATGCTAGTAAAGAAGATTTTGATGCCGATGTAGCAGATCCCAACACTGATACAACTCAAGATGATTTTAGACAAGATTTAGAAATTAAAGTGACAAGAGTCACAATGGGTGCTAAAACAAAAAAATAATGAAACCTAGAGGAGCCACTGAGCTACAAATGGAAATGCTGCACAAGCATGTTCCAAAAGAATTATTAGATCAAGTACAGATATGCACATCTGTTCCTGGTAAAGTTCCAATTGATAAAAATAAACTCAATATTCTTTGGCAAAAAAATTCATATGACCAACCAAACTTACAAGAGTTTTTTGGTAACAAAGAAAGACATAAAGAATATGATTGGTATGTATTTAATTCTCACTGGAACTATGAAAAGTTTAGGTACTTTTTTGATATACCTACAGATCGTTGTGTAGTTATTAAAAATGGTTGTACCTCATTTCCTAAAAGAAAAGTTTATAAAAAAGGTAAACCTATTAAAATTATACATCACAATACTCCATGGAGAGGTTTAAATGTAATGTTACGTGCGATGCAAGAAATAAAAGATCCAAATATTACTCTGGATGTTTATTCTTCTACACAAGTCTATGGCGATGATTTTAAAAAACAAAATGATGATCAATTTAAACCTTTATACGAACAAGCAGAACAACTACCAAATGTAAATTATATTGGTTATAAACCTAATGAGTATATTTTAAAACATATGACAGACTATGATTTATATGTTTACCCAAGTGTATTTGAAGAAACTTTCTGTGCATCTGCCTTAGAAGCTTTGGCTGCAGGAGTTCATGTGATTACCAACAACTACGGTGCTTTGTATGAAACATGTTCTGAATGGCCTGTATATGTAAATTATTCAGATGACTATGAACAAATGGCTAGAGATACTGCTGCAGGGATTCAAGTAGCAGCAAGTTATTTACATGAACCCTATATTCAAAACCATTTAGAGAACCAACAAAAATTTTTTAAAAGATTCTATAGTTGGGAAAAAAAGGGACAAGAGTGGGAAGGATTTTTAAGAGGAGCGTTGAGTGAGCGAAATAAAGCCTAGACCTAAATTAATTGATGGAGCTAAAAAGTTTACTCCAATGTGGAAAACGAACACCGGACAACGGACAAAGAACAAATCTAATATATCTATCTTTGTTGCAACACCAGTACATGACCAATGTTCAATACATTATGCTCAAGGATTATTAGAATTTCAAAAGCTTTGTTTTCATAAAAATGTAGAAGTTACATTTCAAATCATGAAATCCTCTTTGGTTACACAAGGTAGAAACTTATGTGTGTCTGGTTTTTTAGAATCTAATTGTACCCATATGTTATTTGTAGATTCAGATATTTTATTTAATGCTGAATCTATATTTAAAATGATTGAAAGGAATAAGGATATTATTTCAATACCTTATCCATTAAAGACCATGAGGTGGGATAAAGCTTATGATAAATTTAAAAAAGGTGAAATAAAAAGTGCTGAAGATTTAAGTAAATGGACTAATGTTTACCCTATGAAAATAGCAGATGACCATGATGATGTTCAAGTTGAAAGAGGAGTTATTGAAGTAACCCACAGTCCAACAGGTTGTATGTTAATTAAAAGACAAGTATTTGACAAAATGATTAAAGATTATCCAGATAAAGAGATAGTTCAAAAGACTGTAATCAATGGTGAGTATGTAACTAAGCCTCATATGTGGAACTTTTTTGACTGTATTCATGACCCAGAAACTAAGACTTATTTAGGTGAAGATTTTGCCTTCTGTAAGTTATGGAGAGACAAGGGTGGTAAATGTTATGCATTTATTGACGACCCTATTGCACACGTTGGTGAGCATCAATATGAAGGACGTTTTGCTGATGAGTTGATATTACCTAAGTAAAATGGTAATATTTGCTATTAAAGATCTTTAAAGGAGAATTGTATTACATGTTAAATCTTTTACCCTACGCATTAGCAGCATATGGTGGTTATCAAGGATATCAAGGAGCAAAAGAAAGAGGTGCTTCTGGTATTGGTAGATTACTAGGTGCAGCAGGAGGTGCTTATGGAGGTTATCAATTAGGACAAGTAGGTGGTTTTGCAAAAGATGCAGGCTTTACTCCTTATTCTCAATTGGGACAACAGTATTCATTTTTATCAGGTCTTCCAGGACAACGAGCGGCTGGTCCAGTTCAAACCTTTCCTATGAAGGGTGCTGATCCGGGAACACTACAAGGTATAGTTGGTACTGAAGGTGAAGCAAAAACTAATGGCGGATCACTATTAGATATTTTAAGAAAATCACCAGGTGGTGAGTATGATCCTTTAAAAGTATCTTTAGCTGCAGGAGCTATTCCATTAGCCTTAGGTGCGTTTGATCAAGCACCACAAGATATTTACATGCCTGGATATAACATGAGTTATTTACAATTAAGAGATAAAAGACCTGGATACACATATATTGATCCAACAACTGGTGAAGAAAAAGCTTACGAAAAAGTTTATGCGCCTGAAGAACAAGGTTTAGGTGATAGAAGAATGGGTCCTTATTCAATGAATGTGCAAAGACTACGAACAGGTGGTATAGCAGAAATACAAAAATTTAATGAAGGTGGTATTAACTATCTTCCATCAAAAGTTTCTCATGACGAAAATGATGCTAACAATTATGTTAGAGCATCGGGTTATGTAGAGGACGGATCTGGAAACGGAGACAAGGACGAAGATACAATGTTAGCTCAATTAGCAGACGGAGAGTTTGTAACAAGAGCAGATGGAGTATTAGGTGCTGGAATCATAGCTGGAGCAAATCCAAATAGTATGAAAGATATGAGAGAAAAAGGCGCTAAATATTTCTACGAACAACAAGCAAGATACAAAAGAGTATTTGATTTATTGAAGGAGAAAAATGGCGACAGCAAACAAAAAACAAATTAAACCTTTAGTTAGTATTTTACCATTAGAGCCAAAAGACATTGAAAAGTTTTGGCCACTTGCTGAATTTATGGTAGCTGAAGCATTAGCATTCTCAGGTAAATATGCAGACTCTTCTTGGGTAATGGACAATTTAAAAAAAGATTTAATGCAATGTTGGATTATGTTTGGATCTGACGAGTCTGAAGAAAATAAAGTATTTGGTATCTGTGTTGGGCGTATTGCAGAAATGCCAAACTATAATCAATACGAAATAGTAATTTGCACTGGTAAAAGAAGGGATCTTTGGGAAGATGCTTTAATACAAAGCGTTACAGAATTTGCTACAGTCAATAAATGTAAAAGACTTAGCATCATGGCCAGACCTGGTTGGGAAAGAATATCCAAAAAATGGGGATGGAAAAAGAAACATGTACAATTAGAGAGATGGATATAATATGAGTTTTTTTGGAGGAGGAAGATCATCAGCACCGGCAGCACCTAGCGCACAAACATCGTTTGTAAGGGAAGCTCCTGGTATAGAAGAAAGAAAAATAGAGTTAATGGACATTGCGCGACAGGTAGCGCAAGAGCCTATAAACTTACCTGATATTCAAGTAGCGCCTTTATCTGGATTAGAACAATTAGGAATGACTCAAGCTGGTACTACTGGTGTTGGGGCAGGAACACTTGGCCAAGGTATTTCACAAATACAAGGTGCAGCAGGTCCAATTGGTGCATCAGATATTGCACAATATTTAAATCCTTACCAACAATATGTAACTGGTGAAATTGGTAGACAAGCTCAGATGATGCAAAATCAATTAGGCGCACAAGCTGTGGGCAGTGGTGCATTTGGTGGAGGAAGACAAGGAGTGGCTCAAGCTGAAATTGCTAATAGAGCTTTAGAAGCTATGGGTAGAGCACAGCAACAAGGATTCACTACTGCATTAGGTGCAGCTCAAAGACAACAACAAGTTGGTTTAGCTGCAGGTCAACAATTAGGAGCATTAGGTGGACAGCAACAGCAAATGGCTCAACAAGATATTAATCAATTGTTTGGTGCAGGTGGAGTACAAAGACAATTAGCGCAAGCTGCTTTAGATGCTCAAAGACAATCTACATTACAACAACAATACGAACCATACCAAAGAGCTGAATTCTTAGCTAACTTGTATGCAGCAGGACCTAAATCACAATCAGGAATAACTATGGGAACAGCTCCAACAACAAGTCCATTAGCACAAGCAGTAGGTACTGGTATAGGAGCATTCACAGCATATCAAGGTGTTCAACCAAATCAATAGGAGGATCAATGGCTATAGACAAAGTTTTAAATCGTCCTATGTTTAGAAAAGCTGCACTTCAAAAAGGTCATTTAAAACCTATCAAAGCTAACGTGGGTATTATGGTTGGGCAACCTTATAGTTCTCCAAACGTACCTGCAGTAGTGCCTGGACAAGGAACATATTCTCCGGTTAACACACAACGTTTTGGACCACCAAAACCTACTATGTTTCAAAATTTTATGAGAAACCCTATCGTAAGAAGTTTAAGACCTAGAAATATCATTCCTTTTGAACTTGGTTATATGGGAACTGGTAAAGTTTTAGATTATGCAGATCCAAACAAAGAATTAGGTGGTATTACAAGATTTGGTTTACAAACATTAGGTGGTTTAGGTGCTATGAAAATTCCAGGTGCATCTGCTTTAGCTTCAGGACCAGGAATTATAGCATTAGGATCTGCTTACGGATTAAAAAATAGATACGATGCAGGTAAAAAAGAATTAGCAAGAATTAAAGCTATGTCTCCAGCGGAGTATGAAGAGTTTAAAAGAATGAATGAAATTAAAGCATTAGAAGGTGAAGCAGGCGGATTTACTGATGAAGAATTATTTGGGAAATTTGTACCTAAAGAAAAATTACCGTCAGTTGAACCTAAAACAACTTTAGAAAAAAGAAAAAGAGCTAGAGGTGTAAGACCTGAAACTGAATCTGTTACAGATAAACTTGTAGCTGAAGATAATAGAGCAACAATAGATAATCAGTTAGTAGACATTGATAAAGTAGTTAAAAATCAACGTCCTAGAATGGATGAGATTGCAGGAGGTGGTCCAACAGAACCTCAAAAACCACAACAAATTAAAACTACTACAGTTACAGAGCAGGAAAATGAAAAGAAAACAGATCAACAAGCAAACGCTAATGTTGTAACGGCAGGTGCTAAAACAGATTTAAACAAACCAGGTAAAATAACAGCAGCTGACGGATCACAAGTGACGGACAGTGTTATTGAAAGAGCTAAACAAATTAGAAAAGAATTAATGGCTGGTCAATCATCTCAAGCTAAATTAGTTTTTTTAGCTAATCTTGCATCTGGATTATTAACTGGAACAACAACTAAAGGTGGTATAGGTGGAGCGATAGAAGTATTTGGTAAATCAATTGGACCAGCAGTAAATAATTATGCTGCAATTAAATTAAAAGAAAACGAATTAGAAAATGAATTTATGTCTGATGCATTAGAGCTTGCACAAGAAGAATTTGAAGCAAGAAATGCTATTTTAGAAGCACCTGATTTTCCTGATGCAACTGCAGGTATCATTCAATTCTCTGACGAAAGAGGTAATGTAAGAAACATGTCTGCTAGACAACTTAAAGATGGCACTATTCAAATAGCTGTGCCAGGACAAACAGATCAGTTTGGAAGACAACTATTTCAAACAGCACCTGTTGGAACTTTTGATAGATTTGTAGACGCTCAATATGCAACGAAAGAACAAGGTGAAACACTAAGAAATTTATCCGGTAAATACAAAGCTTACAACCTTGGTAGAAAAACAATTGATATTTTAAGAGAAGCAGAAGGTGCAGATAAAAAGTTTGCGGGTCCTGCTGGTCGATTCAATTTATTTACTACACGTTTAGGTGATGCATTAGATGATGTGGGTTTAAGTTTTGCAGGATCTAAAGAGGAGGGTTTAAGACAGATTGAAGAACTCAAAGATGACTACGTAAGAGATTTAGTAAATGATGGTATGTCAGAAGAAGAAGCTAGAAATTTCCTAGATAAAAACTTTGGTAAGACAGATAAATTATTTGCAGATACATTAAAATCTATGGGTATGTTTAGAGATGAAACTGATGCTGCTAACCTTGAAAGATTAGCAATCAATGAAACAATCTTAACATATGCACTTGCAAACTCATTAAAAGACAAAGATAGATTAACACAAAAAGATATTCAAATGGCTAAAGATCTTGTTAATATCTTCCCATTATTAAGAGGTCAAAAACAAGTTATTAAATCACTTGAAGCAGTTAATGAAACAATTCTTGCTGATATATCACGACTAGAAAATGATTATCAATTCTCATTCTTTGGTGACTCATCGACAATTGATAACTACAGAAGAAAATATGGTATCATGGGTCCAGAAGCTGTTTCTACAAATCAAATAGTAAATCCTTTCAAAGATCAAAGCACACAAGAATTGTTGGAGACTTTCTAATGGCTATAACAAAAGAAGAACTTCAAAAAAGACTTGATGATAAATCTTTAGATCCATCAAAGTTAAATCAAAGACAAAGACAAATCATTGATGAACTTATTGATAGAGGTGAATTAAAAGGTCCTAAAATGTCAGTGCTTGGTGCACAGAGAACTAAAGCTGCAAAAGACATAGCAAGAGCAGAAGAATTTTATAAAGATCCTATAGCTGCTGCACTTGATGCAGAAGATTCAATTTTTAAAGGTAGACCAACTGCAGAACTTGCAGGTGACTTATCAGGATCAATTGCACCCTATGTTACAATGAGAAAAAAAATTTTTGGTGCAGCTAAATCAGGGAACTTATGGCAAAGAGGACCAGGTAAATTTTTACAAGGCGCTACTAAAGTTGCAGACAAATTACCAGGACGATTTAAATTATTAGGTGGTGCCTTAAAATTAGTTGCAAGAGTAGCTGATGCCCCTGCTAAAGTAGTGAAAAGTCCTTTAGGTAGAGCAGAATTATATTCTGTACTAGGTGGATCTGTAGGTGCGGGAACAGGATCTGTAACATATGATATGTTAAATGAACAAGCTGGATTAACAATTGCAAATGCAATCACTGATGAATTTGCTGATTTACCAGACAGAGATATTGATCAAGATATATTACTAAATGCAGCACAAGCAACAAAGACTGCTGCTTACTGGAATGCGGGAGCTGCAGCACTTACACCATTTATTAGTGGCCCCTTAGGTAAATTAGGAAATAAATTATTTGGAACAAAAGGTGCTAAAGCAAAAGAACTCGCAGAGTATGCAAGAGATAAAGGATTACCACTACCACTTAATACAGCAATTGAAGATGGTATGTTATCTGATGTTGGTAGAAATTATTTTAAAACGGTTGGTGTATTTCCATTTGTATCTGGAATAGGTAGATCTGCATTAGAAGGAGCTGAACAAGCAGCAGGTAAACAATATTTAAATTCATTAGCAGAGTTTGCACCTATTATGAAAACATCTGCCTTATCATCATCAATCTACAATCAAGCAGCTAAAGTGTTTCAAGAAAGATCTGCATTGATTGGTGCTAAATATAAAGCTTTTGATACATTGGCTGACACTGTAGGTAACCCTAAAGTCATTAGGATGACAAATTTACAAAAAAGAGCTAGGGAATTTTTAAATCAAAATAGTCAAATGTTTCCTGAACTAACTGGTTATGTTTCAGGTGTACGTGAGATAGATATAAAAAATATAGATAAACTTTTAAAAGCTGAAGGCGATCCATTAAATTTATTCATGCAAGCATCTGTAGCTATTAGTGATGAAATGATTACTCCAAAACAATACAAAGGTTTAATGCAAATGATGAATAGAGCGATTGAAGGCACACAATATCAAAACGTTAGAGCATCTATCTGGGGATTAAGAGAAGCTATGGAAAATGATTTAAATGCATTTGGATCAAACTTAACAAAAGACAATTTTTTAAAAGACCAAGGTATAAGAGAAACTTACGAAGAAATGACTAAGCAACAAGGTAAAGAGTTTGCTGATGGATTTATTAATAAAAATATTACTGATGCTGAACAATTATATAGTAAGCTTTATGATGCCAATGCAACATTCTCAAGTATTATGGGATTTTATCAAAAAATGGGTGTCCCTAAAAAACTAAGAGCATTTGATAGCACATTATTTACTAATAAAGGTGTTAACAATATTTTAGGTACAGAAAGATTATCAAGAGACCAAGTATTTCAAACTATGGAAAGAGATGTATTTGCATCTAACTCACCAGATGCAATAGAACAATTTAAAGTATTGATAGGTGCAACAGGATCAAAAGCAACGGACAACGGAAAACGATTATTTGATGCAGCTAAATCAAGATATATGTTTAATGCTTTCTTATCTTCATTTGATACTGCAGGAAGTCCAGCAGCTCAATCAATCTTTAAAGATGTAGTTGGTCAATCTGCAGGAGTTAAAGCAGGAACTGAGTATGCACAAGATGCAATGAAAAGATTAGGAACTGAAGAATTACAAGCTGCAAGACAATTTAGTATTGACGATGTTAAATTAAATAATGGTATTTACGATATAAGCTCAATAAGATTTAGTCCAAAAGACTTTGCTGATTTTAATATTAACAAGTTTATGAACAAACTTGGTATTGGTGAAGCGACCTCTGATATTGGTAGAGAGAAGATGGTTAAGTTGTTAGGCCAAGATGGAACTAATGAATTTTACAAATTTACGAATTATATGAAAGCGATTTCGGATATTCCTCTGTCCGATACATCTACCTTCTTACAGAGAAGAATGACACTCGGGTCATTCGGATCTGTAGCTGGTGGTATGTTTGTTGGAGCAGGAATGTTTACAGTTAACCCATTTGCACCAGCAATATTTTTATTATTGGCTAGACGTGCAGGAAGAATGTTAACCGACCCAACTGCAATTAGATATATGAATGATGCATTGTTACCTGAAGAAATGATTAAAGGTTTAAAAGGTAAGAAGATTGGATTTGATAATAAGTTTAGTATTAGAAGTATTAATCCTAAATTAACTGCAGCAGGTTTAACTCAAAAGAGAGAAGCGTTTGCAAGATTAATGAATTACTTATCGGATGAAGATAAAGATTTACCAAGAGTAAATCCTAAGACAGTTGATCCAAAAGCTATTCAACAAGAATTATTAAATCAAAGTTATAAAATTGAACAACCTATTTATGATGAAAAAAATTTACCAAAAGAAACAGTAGAGTCTATGTTTGCAGAAGACTTTACAGGATCATCAGGTAATGTTGAAACTGATAATCAAATGGTGGATTACTTACAATCGTCTTTAAGAAACAGAGAAGAAGTTGAAGTTGATGAAGCTGCAAGAAACGTTGAAGCTGATCAAGGTATGATAACTGAAGGTATTGAAGATCAATTAATTAACCCTGTGCAACAACCAGCAGCACCGTCTACCGGACAAGCGACACCGCAAACCGTACAAGCTTTATTCCCTAACGATCCGTTAAGTGCACAAATAGCTGCAAGAAGACAAGGACAATCATAATGCCTAGAAAATCTGCTTTAGAAAAAATAGAATATCATGAAAAAGTCTGTAGAATCATGCAGAAACAAACATTTGATAAGATAGAAAAAATGGAAGCTAGAATTCTAAGAATGGAAAAATTTATTATTGGTGGCTTAACTGCAATACTTTTAGCTGTACTTTCAAATCATCTGTAGTATTAATGATGCATGAAGCTCATTAAAAAATATCCATACAAACATTATAATAGATTTTCAGATACCACAGGACGTAAATACTTAGTTGATAACATAAAAGTACCAAGTGTTACGACTATTTTAAGTGCTACTAAAGATAAAAGATTCTTGGATAATTGGAGAAGAAGAGTAGGAGAAACTGAGGCAGATAGAATTATGCATCAAGCATCAACTATTGGAACAGAGATGCACCAGGTATTAGAATATGCATTAAATGGACAAGGTTATTATAATGCAAGTGAAGAAGGTGCTAAGCCTAGAATGATGGCAAAGACCATACTTAAAAATATAGATATATCTGAAGTGTGGGGCAATGAGATTAGTTTAGAATATCAAAATAAATTTGCAGGAACATGTGATTTAACTGCCGTGGCATACGGAAAGCCTAGTATTGTGGACTGGAAACAGTCTAATAAACCAAAGAAAGAAGAATGGGTAGAAGACTACAAATATCAGTTGGGTGCCTATTATTTAGCCCATACAGCCAATTACGGCCCCATAGAGCAGGGTGTAATAGCAATCTGTACCCGAGACCTACAATATCAAGAATTTAAGCTCTCAGAGCCTGATTTGAAGGAATATGGGGATAAATTTTTAGAAAGAGTAGAACAGTTCAATAAGTTAAATAAGCCAGCTCTTTAGTTCTTCTTCACCCAAAGTCTTAGCAGCAACCCTACCTTTTTTAGTAAGAGACTTCATTATAGCCTCATCAAGTGTACCTTTAGCTACAATATCAACATAGACAACAGTACCTTTTTGACCCATCCTATGAGCTCTATCTTCTGATTGCATTCTAACTTCTAGATTATAATTATTAGAATAATAGATTACTGTGTTACAAGCAGTAAGAGTAAGACCAAAACCGCCAGTAGTTGGATTACCCACAAGGAACCGTACCTTAGGGTCCTTTTGAATTTTCTCGACAGCTTCTTTTCTAGTCTCAACATCTATAGCTCCGTAAATACTTACTACTGATTCTTTACCATACTTCTTTTCTAAGAAGGTTATAATCTCTTGTATATTATAAATATAGTTAGCCCAAATAATTACTTTACCGTCTGTTTCCTCGAGAATCTCTTCAAGAGCTTTTAATTTTTGATTATGTAGCTGCATGATTTCACCATCATCATTTTTGGTAAAACCATTACAAACTTGATGAAGTTTGATTATCTCAGTTAATTTGTTTGAAAAAGATATGGTGCTGTCCTGGACAATAGCTAAAGCATTTGTTCTTAACTTTTCATATATTTTTTTAGCATCACCCTCTAATTCTATATTTCTTTTTTGTCTAACCTTAGGCTCAAGATCTAAACACTCATCTTTACGAACACGACTAGAAAATCTTTTAAGTTTATTTTCTAGCTCTTCTAAATTTTTATAAAATTTTGGTATGGATATCCAACGATTCGATCCAACAGGAATATCACCCATTTCTGCGTATCTATTTCTAAAAGTTAAATAGCTGTCAAACCCTAAAAGTTCTGGATTTAAGAATGCACATTGTGTATATAGATCCAATGGAGATTTTGTTATTGGCGATCCTGTTAGGATACGCCTTATGGAGGATAGCGATCGTAGTTTTAATATGTTTTTTGTTCGTATTGCTGTTCGGTTTTTTATTGTTGTGGATTCATCCAATACTACCATATTTAATTTATTAGTTTTTAAATAATCAACACAAGCATTCAAACCTCTTTTAGTTGAAAGAGCTTCAACATTAATTAAAAATATTTTTAAATTATTTGACTTTTCAAATTTAAAATAATCTTTTGGCTTATCTAAGTTCCATCTGAAGACATCATATTTTAAAACGTCTGGTGAATGAGTTTCTATTTCGGATTGCCAGTTAGTATAAACTGATTTAGGGGCTATGATTAATGACGCAGTTATTTTTCTTTGAAAATATAACCAAGCCATATTATCGATTGTAACTTTTGTTTTACCTGTACCCATCTCCATAAAGTAAGCATATTCAGTTTTATCTGCTGAATTTTTTAATGCCACTCTTTGGTGTTCGTACGGCTCTGTCTTATACGGGTATTTCCACATCTGAAAACTTTTTATATTTTTTTGTTGCAAGCGTCAAATAAATATTTATAAGGCGATTAAGGAGGAAAAATGGATATAGAACAATTGTCAAAAATTGACATTAGCACAGATAGTGTCAATTCGATAACTCAAAAATGTAACGAACTTCAAAAGCTGCAAGCAGAAGCTGAACAGCTTGAAGAAAAACTTTCTTCTTTAAAATCTAAAGCTAGAGATTATGAAGAGAGAATAATACCTGAAATGATGCAAGAGGCAGGTGTGTCTAAGCTTGAATTAAAAGATGGTACTAAGGTTGAAGTAAAACCTTTTTACGCAGCTAAGATACCTGAGTCTAGAGTTGAGGAGGCTTTCAGTTGGTTGAGAACTAATGGTCATGAAGACTTAATAAAAAATACTATTACAACTCAATTTGATAAAGGCCAAGACAATCAAGTATCAGAGCTCATAAATGTTTGTGAGAAATTTGGATTTAACTACAACCAAAAACAAAAAGTTGAACCAATGACTCTAAAAGCATTCGTAAGGGATCAAGTCGAAAATGGAAAAGAACTACCATTCGACATGTTTGGAGTGTATATTGCTAACAAGACTAAGATAACAAATAAGGAGAAATAACAAATGATAGTAAAAGACGAACAACGAAAGACTAAAGACGTAGAAGTGATGGCTAAAAAAGGAGGAGCATTAGCAACAGTTGATTTAGAAAGCTTTGCTGATGAAGGGTTTGAAAATGTAGACTCGAAGAGTGTTGCATTACCATTCCTAAAAGTCCTTGGACAGTTATCACCACAAGTAACACAAGGTGATAGTCAATTCATGGAAGAAGCTAGACCTGGAATGATTTTTAATACTGTTACAAACCAACTATATAATGGTGCAGCAGGTATTACAGTTATTCCATGTTATTATAAGCTTGAGTACATTGAATGGAGAGATAGAGATAAGGGAGCAGTAGCGCCTGTAAATGTCTATCCTGCGACTTCAGACATAATGTCAAAAACAACTAGAGGCGATGATGGTAAAGACAGACTCGACAATGGTAATTATATTGAAGAGACTGCTTCTCATTACGTTTTAGTTTGTGAAGAAGGTGCACAATCAACAGCACTTGTGACTATGAAATCCACTCAAAGAAAAAAATCTAAGAAGTGGAATTCTATGATGATGTCTTTAAGACAAAAGAAAAAAGATGGTTCTGGTTTCTTTAAACCTGCACCATTTACGCAACAATACAGGATGAAAACTGTATTAGAAAAGAATCAGTTAGGTTCTTGGTATGGTTGGGAGATTGAACACATTGGCCCTGTGGCTGATGCCTCGATCTTAAATGCTGCACACGGCTTTTATGAAACTTGTAAAAAAGGATCAGTAAAAGTTAGTCATGGAAACGAAGAGAGCGCAGAAAAAACTCCATTCTAATCTATGGACATACTTGACAAAACCTTGGAAGAGTTTGTAGAACTCTTCCAGGGCTCTTCTACATATTTTGGTGCTAGTGTTCCATTAGGTCAAAAACGCGACCGTGATGGAAAACAAGAATTCAGACATTGGGTTGAACCTAATCCAATGACCAAGGAACATTGGTTACAACATTTAAAAGGAGAAGCTTACTATGGATCAGTTCCCATTAGAGATGATAATACATGCTCTTGGGGGGTCATCGATGTTGATCGTTATAATATACAGCATAAGGAAGTTATATCGATTATACGGAAAAGGAAATACCCATTAGTACCATTTAGATCAAAATCTAATGGTATGCATTTAATATTATTCATTGATGGTGTTGTTGCAGCATCAGAAATGAGAAAAAAATTAATTGAGATTGCATCTGACTTAGGTGTTAACGACACCACCACAGACATATATCCTGCACAAGATGAAGTAGATTTAACTCCTGAAGATTGGAATAAAAAAAGAAAAGGTAACTTTGTAAACCTACCTTATCAAAAAGCTCACATGACTACCAGAGTTGCAATGGACAACGAGGGTAACTCAGTAAAATTAGAAAACTTATTTAAGTTTGTATCCGAATATAGAATCAATCCAAAAGAATTTAAAAAATTAAAAGTGTTTCAAGATGATGAAACAAAAGATTACCCACCCTGTGTAATTAATTTTATGAAAAATAAAGTTAAAAAAGGTGAAGGTAGAAATGATGCAATGTTTAATGTTGCAGTGTTAGCTAAAAAAATAAATCCAGATCCAGTTATGTATCAAGATTGGACTAGAAAAATGATGAATAAAGTTTGTACTGAAGAGTTACATCCTAAAGAATTAGAAAATATATTTAAAGGTGTTGAGAATAAAGAATATGCATATAAGTGTAAAACATCAATCGCAAGAATGCATTGTTCGTCAAGCACTTGTTTAAGACGTAAACATGGTATTGGTAACAACGAAGCTTTGCCTGAAGTCGGTAAATTATTAAAAGTAAATTCATACCCAGAGCCTTATTGGATACTCCCTATCCAAGGTAAATCAATTCGATTATCAACTAAACAACTCTATCAGCAGCAACTACTTGGAGAACAATTATTAAATTATGATATTGTATGGAGAACACTTAAACCAAGTAAAAGGGATCCAGATCCATACAGAGATTGGTTAGAAGAATTGATTGCAAACAAACAAGACATGGAAGGATTTGATGCACATGAGGAACAATCTGATGTATTTAATTCTAGAATGTCTAGATTCTTAGAAGATGTTGAGGATACTACTGAGTTTGATCAAATAGATAATGGTAATATTTGGAAAGATGATGTTGAAATGAGATTCAAATTAGAAACCTTTAAAAACTTTATGAAAAAAATGGGTTACAATTGGAATGAAAAAGAGTGTACTAAATTTTTAGAATCTGGTGGAGCTAAACCTAAAAAGAAATTTCAAAGTATTGATAGCAGACACTGGCTTGTAGAACTACCTAAACAAACCGAACATAAAAATAAAGATGTCAAATTCGTTAAAGCAAAAGCTGCATGGGAAGACAATTAAGATCTTTGGACCACCAGGCACAGGAAAAACAGAAAATTTACTTAAGCGTGTGCAGCGCTATCTTAAACAAGGATATTCTCCCGATGAGATCTGTTATATATCGTTTACCAACAAAGCAGTTGATGAATGTGTTGCGAGGGTTAGGAAAAGATTCAAAGAATATGACGAAGACGATTTTAAATATTTTAGAACCTTACATTCTTTGGCACGACAACAGTTTGCTGAGATTCCCGTTCTAGATCCCAAGGTCGATATGCTGATGTTTCATACACAGTATGGAACGATCAAAGTTAATTTCAAAGAAGGCCATGACGAACAAAAAGTTTATAACAATTGGTCTCTACAAATATATGATAGAGCTAGAAACATGAAAGTTGATCCTGTGTGGTTATATAAACAGCAGCCAAGAAAAGCGGTGAGGTTGCAGCAATTCAAATCTATTATTGCAGGTTACGAAGAATTTAAAACAATGGAACTGGAGAACGGACACCGGACAGCGGACAGATTAGATTTTACAGACATGGTACAAAAGTTTATTGATGATGGAGTATCGATACCTTTTAAAGTATTAATGGTTGATGAAGCTCAAGATTTAACACCACTACAATGGGACTTGGTTGTGAAGTTAGCTCAAGCAGTTGAACGAGTATATATTGCAGGAGATGATGACCAGGCGATCTATGAATGGAATGGAGCAGAGGTAGAACACTTTCAAACGTTCCCAGGAAGAAAATTAATTTTAAAAAAATCTGTAAGGTTAAATAAAAATATACATTTCTTTTCCAAATGTATTTTAAATTCTATGGGAGACAATCGAGTAGAAAAAGAATTTTATTCTAATGGTAAAGATGGGGCCATTTACAGATGGAATGGCTTAAAGAAAGTGCCTTGGGATATGGATGGATCTTGGATGGTATTGGCTAGAATTAATGATGTTAAGAGAGAGCTGCAGCAAGAGGCACGTAATTTATCATTGTATTATCAAGATGTTAAGGGAAATAAGTCTTTTGATCCGAATCAGTTTGCGGCTATTCAACATTGGAATAAAATATGTGAGGGTGGAAGTATTACTAGAGACGAAGCTACAGTTATGTATGAATATTTATTAAACATAGACCACGGCTACCGGTCAGCGGAAAGTAAAAAATGGAGCTTTGCTCACCCGAATCAAGTATTTAATTTTGATGAATTACATCTTAGATGTGGTATGAGAGATGAACGAGGTGAATGGGAAGATGTATTTAAAAGAAAGTTTAAAGAAAAAGATAAACAATATTTTAAAAAACTTATGAAAGAAGGTGTAGACTTATCACAACCACCAAAAATAATTATAGATACAATACACCAAGTCAAAGGTGGAGAGGCAGATAATGTTGTGCTTGCGAGCAAATGTAATTTTCCATCACATTACGACAAAAAGAATTTGCAGGATAAGGTAAAAGAACTGAGGGTTTGGTATACAGGTGCAACTAGATCCAAAGGAACGCTGCATTTATTAGGCACCAATCATCAATACAATTTTCCATTAGGAAAATATTACAAACTATATGAGGCTAACTATGTCAGATAAAGATATGTTTGATGAAGTGTTCCCACAGAATAAACAGATTGGCGGGAATCATTACAAACAGTTTACGATTCAACCTTGGGAATTTATTAGAGTAAATAAATTAAATCCATTACAAGCAAATATAATTAAATATGTTTGTAGGTATTTGGATAAAGGTAAACCCTTTGAAGATTTAGAAAAAATAAAACACTATTGTGATTTAGAAATAAAACATTTAAGAGATACAGATGCCAAAATCGAGAACGATAAAAAAAGAAATAAAAGTAGATAAAGTTAAATTTACTTTAGAGATATATCCTGCAAGAGAAGGATGTTCAGGCACTGAGGGTCCTTTTTGGGAAATATTTCCTGAAAATTATCATGCTGCCTTATATGCATTTAGTAACAAACAAAAATTAAATGACTATATTGAAAAAAAATACATCACCGAAATGCTGTGAGTGTGAAAAAGTTGCGGTTGTAATTGATGAAAAAAAATACTATTGTGCGTTGCATTACTGTTATAAATATAAAATATCTACGTTGAAAAAACAATGACACATCAACTTAATTTTATTTACAACGACTCTGATTGGGTATGTCCTTCTGAATATCCTGATTTATCTCAAGCAAAAGAAATTGCAATTGACTTAGAGACTAAAGATCCAAACATGAAAACAAAAGGTACAGGTTGGGCTACCTTTGATGGTCACATCGTAGGATTTGCAGTAGCTGCATTTGATCAACAATGGTACTTTCCAATTGCTCATGATGCAGGTGGTAATATGGATTTATCTGTAACAACTGCTTGGATACAAGATGTTTTAAATACTCCATCTACAAAAATATTTCATAATGCAAGTTATGATGTAGGTTGGTTATTGGCAAATGGTTTTAATATAAAAGGTAAAATTGTGGATACCATGATTGCTGCAGCTCTAATTAATGAAAACAGATTTAGTTTTAGTTTGAATGCCTGTGCTAAAGATTATTTAGGTGAATTAAAAAATGAAACATTCTTAAATGAAAAAGCAAAAGAGTGGGGTATAGATCCTAAAGCAGATTTATGGAAACTGCCTGCAGGTTATGTAGGCTTTTATGCTGAACAAGATGCAGCGCTTACATTAAAACTTTGGCAAAGATTTAAAACAGAAATAACTAAACAGAATTTACATGATGTTTGGGATATGGAGATGGAGCTCCTGCCTATATTAATTGATACGAGAAGAAGAGGAATAAGAGTTGATATTGAAAAAGCTCATCTATTAAAGAAAGAATTTAAATCTAAAGAGAAAGAGGTCTTACATAAAATTAAAAAAGAAACGACTATTGATGTAGATATTTGGGCAGCAAGAAGTGTAGCTCAAGCTTTTGACAGAATAGGTATTGAATACCCACGGACACCGAAAAGCGAAGAGCCAAGCTTTACACAGAACTGGCTAGTAAACTGTGATAACCCGATAGCGCAACTAATAAGACAAGCAAGAGAAATAAATAAATTTCATTCAACATTCATAGACTCCATTTTAAGATATACCCACAAAGGTAGAATTCATTCTGAAATTAATCAATTGCGTTCTGACCAAGGTGGAACTGTATCAGGACGTTTATCATATTCGAACCCTAACCTTCAACAAATTCCTGCAAGAAATAAGGAGATGGGTGATAAAATTAGAAGCTTGTTCTTACCTGAAGAAGGTAAACAATGGGGTAGTTTTGACTACTCTCAACAGGAGCCTAGGCTTGTTGCACATTACTCTGCAGCCCTTAACGATAACTATGCATTGGAAAGTGCTGCGGAGTTTGTAGAAGCTTATCAAAATGAGTCTGCTGACTTTCATCAGATCGTAGCTGATATGGCAGGTATATCTAGAACTCATGCCAAAACCATTAATTTAGGATTATTTTATGGTATGGGTAAATCTAAATTAGCTAGAGAATTAGGGATTAATAAGGATGATGCTGATAGACTGTTGCAAACTTATAACAGTAGAGTACCCTTTGTGAAGAAATTAGCTACAGAAGTATCTAACTCTGCATCTAAATATGGCTTTATTCGAACAATAAAGGGTCGTAAATGCCGATTTGACATGTGGGAGCCTGCAACCTTCGGAATGAACAAAGCGATGGACTACGAGGCTGCTAAGGCCCATTACGGCAATAATATACGTAGAGCCTTCACTTATAAGGCTTTAAATAGACTAATTCAGGGATCTGCAGCTGATCAGACTAAGGAGGCTATGATACAATGCTTTAAAGCAGGTTATAAACCATTGCTGCAAATTCATGATGAATTATGTTTTTCAATTAATAGTGAAGATGATATAAAAGGCGTTAAGGAGATAATGGAAAATGCAATCGAAAACCTCAAAGTACCTTTCAAAGTTGATATTGCCCTCGGAAGATCCTGGGGAGAAGCTAAGGAATAATAACTGCGATCACTGTAACAATACTAGAGTTACTCTTCAATTGGAGGATCTTGAGATTGTTTCGAAGAGTCCTTGTCCTCATTGTTCTCCGACTCCTGATCTTTTTCGTTCTTTTGGTCTTCTGTAGGATTTTTATATTTACTTGGATGTTTCCACACAAACGTCATTGATAACCCTATTTTGTTTATCTCTTTTTCTTGAACTCCATCGCAAATCTAATTCAATTACTTGATCATTATTGCCATGACAAATTTTAATTAGATGACCTTGAGCTGTATCAGTAACCCAAAATTTTTTATAATTATTTATTACAATTGATTTAGCCATTAGTTTAATTTTTGCCTTGTAATTTCATCAACCGTGTCCTGGTCAAGCTTCATTCGAATACCTGCTTTCACTAATTTATATTTTCTAGGATTAGAATATTTTTCAAATTGTAAAAGAGATGTAATTAATTTTATTGCAGCGTTAGTAGGATCATTTTTATATGGTTCATAATTATGAATGATCATTAACTTGTGAAGCTCATAGAACTGGCCCCATTTGACAAAAGCTTTTTCCCATTTTTTTAATCTGGTTTTAGTCCAATAGTTTTTAGGTTTTTTTCGGGACATGGATAGCCTAGAGAATAATTGAAAAAAATAAAAATGCTAGTTTTTTTTTTAACTAGCGATATCTAGAAGACCTTTTTTAGCGTCTTCAACACTTTGATCATTAATCTTTTTTTTAAGATCTTTGATCTTTATATCGATCCACTTCATGTCAGTCGTTACTCTGCCTTGTGCCAACGCTTGTGTTGCCCACTTGGACTCCAACTGAAGCTTCTCCGATATTAACTTTTGTAGTTGCATCTCGGTCAACCTCCTCGAAGGTTATAAACAGAAAGTCGGGTTTATGAAAACCAGCGCCTTCGTGTTCTGTTACATCTCCTGAGTCAACCTTCTTTGAAAACGTCTCAAGAGCGGCCTTATCGTTCTCAGCCTCAAGCATCTCATCAACATATATATTTTTATAATTTGCTTGGACGCGATATAGCTTCATGTAGTATTATATATCAAATTGTATGGTAATTGCAACTATGAGGGTGTTCCAGGCTTAGGAAGTGGTATAATTGGCTTTTTTCCTATCTTTTTACATTGAAATCTTACAGCTAATTCCTCTTTATTAACTCTATTTGGATCTAATTGTTCTAAAGATTTGCCGCTGATGTCATAACCTGCAA